AATGCATACCCCAGTTCATCATTGGATACGGTGTCGGAACCGTCCATCCGAGGTCGTGAGTTACTAATTCCACTTAACGCATGGTTTACAATGACATCTAAAATGGCACTGCCTCTTGTAAGTCTCCAATATTCAGAAGTAAAAATAGAGGTTACAATTCGCCCAATCCAGGACCTGTTTACTATTTTAGATGTGGAGAGTGAAAGTGGTGTAGAGCGGCAACGAATACGACCAAATTTCTCAAATGGGTTACATAGTTTTTACAGATTTCTCCATCCACCCGATAACTCGTTGGGTATTTACAGTGATACACGAACATCATGGGTACCAGACATCCATCTTATATCCACCTATGGTTTCCTAGACGAGGACGAAATACGCATATTTGCAAATGAAAATCAGAGATATTTGATAAAGGAGGTGCATGAGGTAAAATTTAATAATGTTGTCGGAACACAACGATTAGACTTGAAAAGTTTGGGTATGGTAACAGATTGGATGTGGTATATTCAGCGATCTGATATTAAAAGTAGAAATGAATGGAGCAATTATTCAAATTGGAAGTATAGTGGTGTATTACCGAGTGGAGTGATGACGTCCGATGCAACTAATTCGGTTGAACTATATGAGGAGGATGACGCAACCGTTCCAGTGTTCCCATTAGTAGACGATAATGGAAATGACATATATATTACCGGTCCATATAGTTACGAGAATGTGAAGAAAATAATGACCAGATGCGCTATTATTTTTGATGGAAAATATAGAGAAAATGAGATGAATCCTAGTATATTTGAATGGATTGATAAATATTCTCATACAAATGGTAATGGTCCAGAATGCCTATATTCATATAGTTTCTGTCTCAATACTGACCCATATGTATCTCAACCATCTGGTGCGATTAATATGACGAAATTCAAAAAGATAGAGGTTGAAATATCAACGATAGAACCTCCATTAGATCCAAATGCGGCGACATATAGTATATGTGGTCCAGATGGAGGTGTCATAGGTGTAAATAAGTCAACGTGGGACATATATCAGTATACATATGATGTCAATTTCATAGAACATAGGTATAATATATTAGATATCTCGTGTGGAATGGCATCCCTGATGTATGCAAGATAACTGCACTATGATAAATTGAAATAATATGAATCATTTTTGGATTTATATTATTGAGATATGAGTGAAATGAATAACACCATAAACGAACGTGGATGTGCAACAAACCCCTATACATTAACTGCAAAAAACGACAATTGTATATATCAGACAGAGAAATGGACTACACTGATCTCTAGTGGACGTTATGTACAATATGATGTTACCCTTAATTGTATATATCAGACAGAGAAATGGACTACACTGATCTCTAGTGGACGTTATGTACAATATGATGTTACCCTTAATTGTTACTCGGGCACATTTGAGATAGAAGTTAACGATGATGATTATGAATTGTTATTGAATAATGAAGACGATATTACCATAAATAACATACCAGGAGCAATGTGTGTGGAAGTTACAAATGGATGGAGATACGACGAGTGCATTGTAGATAAAGAGAAATATACGTCGAGTGAATTAAAAGAAATACATACACTTTTATATGTTGACACGGAAAACCCAGATGATGAAGAAGTAGATATAGATACATTGGAACAGAATGGATGGACAATGGACGACACTATTTACTCTATAACAAATGGGGTCGTGTTAACAATATGATATTTTAATATCATCACATTATTAATTATATTTAGGTGCTGTTAACACACATTGTATTGAGAAGACGATTAACAAAGTACATAAAGAATACATTGAGCGAGAATGTCATCGATGTTACAAGGAAATGAGAATCGACCTTTTTAGGGGAGGATACAACGGCGTAGACAATCCCTATAATAGACATCACGAACGATACTCCGAAAAATACCGAAAGAATATAAAAATATAGGCAATATTCCTGGGAGAGGGGACCAAAGTAAGACATCAAATCGTTCATTATATATTAACACAATATTTTATTGATACATAAATTAATAAATAATAAGTAAATAAAAATTACTAATTATTCCCTATAATTTGAAGTGCTAACATTTTAGAAATGACGTCTTACTCTTCTATTTCTAAAGCCGGCAGTTCCTGTATTCTCTTGGCGCTCCTTCTCGGTCAACTCAATAGGTTCATCGTCATCATCGTATGCAGGGGCAACGAGTTTATCATTGGATGCAGGGTCAGGGTCAGGGTCAAGTTCAGGTTCACCGATTCCATCGCCCATTTTGGTCGTGCCTTCTCTAAATCCCTCTCGCGAACTCATTGTAACTAGTGCACACAAAAACCCTATAAATGGAAGCGCCAGTAGTAACCACGATATCTGTGTAAACCCATTCTTACATAGAGAATCAAGAACAATAGTCCAAAATACAATAATAATACCTTTGAATAAGAAAACAAGACCAGTATTTTCCACATTCATTTTATAACCACAAAAGGTATAAGATTTGGTTTTACCCGCATTCTGGAACATTGCAATAACAATTGCTAAAATAGAAATAATCAGGTAAATATAAGCGGGGGTACATAATTCCTTAATGATTCTCATATCGTTTGGTGTCATATACTTGCGGGATACCTTAGGTGGCTGGAAATTTCTCGAACGAGGCATATATATAACTTATATATATTTATTTTATTCTATATCAACATGGGTCAATAAATGACGTCTGCAACACTGGCGCGTTAATCCAAGTTCATCCATCACGATACCTTCTGGTGTCTTGTCCTTTGTATTTTCTGTAAGATATACAACATTATCAGAATTATATTCTCCTTTTTTTGCCTTTAATTCTGATACTTGTCTTTTAAAGAACCGGTATTTATCTGCTATAACATTTCCACAGGTGAAACATTTGATTGGGATAATCATTTTAGGTGTTATATGTTAATATTTTAAATATCAATTTTATTTATCATTCATAAAATTGTGGATTAGTACGTCAGACGATTTGTTAACAATTTTTCCCGCAAGTGTACAATTTTCGTATATACCACGTAACATTCCGATTGGCGCTGTAGTACCCGTTTTGATTATGTTATTTCTCTTAAGGGTTCTTTTTATATTGGCAATGCTGTGTTTTTTTATTGACGTTATTTCTTTATCTATATTCTTTTTTAGATTTATATTTTTCAATAATATTCTTATTTTTCTACCATCTATTCCTATACTATGCCGCATTGTTTTGTTTGTAGATGCACATATCATCTTTTTGCCTGAATTATCAATTGGTTGGTTATTATCTGGTACGCGGTCCCGAAGTGATCTAGTTTTTTTCCAAGACCGGTATGTAGGTTTATTTCCCTTTCTCAATATACCATATGGTGGATCAGGGTTTAATGTCGTCTTCTCTAGTGGTACATTGTTGTCATCTACAGAATAAATATCATTTGGGTTATCGTGTAGCGGCATACAAACTACTGATTCATCAAATGACTCCGTTTTTATAGGTATATCATCTACTTTATTATGTGACGTGTCATCAGGCGCAATGTCTCTTGGCGATAATGCGATTTCTTTAGAGACCGCAACGGAATCTTTTATACTAGATAACTGGTTGCCATTTGTATCCAATGGCACTATTTTAGGTGTAGATGAGTCAGATGTTGTAGGATGTGATTCAATGGACAATTCTTTGGTGTTGTCATGATTACTAGAATTTAACATTTTGAAATAATCAATAGACGAACCAAATTCATCAATATCATTTCTCTCGCCATCACCCTTTATTTTACCCAATAATGCGGCATTTGCTCGTGGGTCACGTTTACGATTCCTACTATTCGACTTATTTGCCCTGTGTGGTTTATCAAACCCTTCACTAATTTTGATTGTTTTCATTCCATCTTCCATATAAACCATAACAATATATTATGAATTAGGTATGGAACTAATTGTTACCATCGGTCTTTTTTAACATTTATTTGTGGTCCCTTAGACTTTCTGTTATCTCTGGGGTTATATGCCTGTGTGTCGTCATCATCCGAGTCTATATCCTTAGATAACTCCCAATATTCTTTCGACCCCAATTTAAAATCTTCGTGATTTTGCGCCTTATACCAGAAAATCTGGTTTTGGATTTTATTTGATTTTGAGTTATTATCTATCACTAGACACTCGAAGTTTTCCGTACATTGATCCATAACTTGTGTGAATGATTCAAACGTTGGAAACATACCCGCATAATTTTCCCATATCCGTTTCCTATTGTTTATATATGGTTCCCGTAGGATAAAGACGTAATCTATATTTGTTCTTAGATTTGGTGGTATACCAAGCGGATACTGCATTGTAATGATAAGCATAACTTTCCAGTGTCTACCATTCATAAAAAGTAGTCTCATCATTTTATCTTTTGTCCATGAACCATCATATAGACAATCGTCAAGAATCACAAATGCTCTAGGGTCTATTTTGGTTGGACGTTTGTGCATTTCTTCGTCTTTTTTTATTCCCCTTAATACTATTTTCTGCCGCTTTAGAATATTTTCTATAATGGATGTATTGTACTCGTCGTGTATAAATAGTTTAGGAACATGTTTACTGTAAAAACCATTTCCTGCTTCTGTGCCAGAAATGACCGTTCCAATAGGAATATTTTTGTGGTGGTAAAGGAGATCTCTTACTAAAAAACTTTTGCCAGTATCTCTCCTACCAATTAAAACCACTACAGGTCCTTTATTCTCATCTGGTCTAAAACTGATTTTTTTCATATCAAATTTGTTAAGAGATAGTTCATTCATATAGAATAATATAGTAATTTAAATAAACATATAACGCATATAATATGTTTGTTAATCCATATTTATTTGGTTATGAAATATATGGATATTAATTCAACATTAAATATTATGGATGTTTGTGAATATAACCCAATACATACATTAATTGGGTGCAATTATAACAACCAGATTCCAACAATGAAGATAGATGGTTCTGATATTGGAACTGTACAGACTACAGATGGAAATAATGTTCACATTAAACTTTCCCCTTTACTGGACCCACTGAAATATATGTCTGGATCATACGATACAACTGACACGAATTTATTCAATATACCACACACTGATAAAAGTGAAAATTGTCACACAAAGATTATGAATCCATTTAACAGTGCATATGTCGATGCATTATTTTATAACCTATCTAGTCGCGTGAATGATAAATATAAGATTCCACATTGTGTCAAGTATTATGGTGAATACAGTGGTGTAAAAAAAGAGTATAATATAAATCTTGAAGATGATATAGAATATATATGCGATTCGGAATTTTTCGTAAAAAATAACGGGACTCTATTCAACGTTGATATCTCAAACGAAGATGTAAAGACGTTGCCTCGTGTTACCATAAGCGATAATATAGAACTTGATGATGTATGTGAAATCAGTGATTTAGGTGACTTAATGTCGGGACTTTCGGTTGATAAGATGAAAGACCATATATGTGTTGGAAATGATGATACTATACACCTCGCATCTGACGCTGATTCGGATTGTTCGTCTAAATCATCTAATACCGATCCAAATTATGATGAAGCAGATGATTTATTATCTGCAAGTGACGAAGAGTCGTCGGACTCGGATTCATCTATAGGGTGTGACGCAGTTCTTCAATCATTCCCAGTTCATGCAATATATATTGAGAAATGCAAAGGTACATTAGACGACATTATGAATTCAATTGATAACAACGAGTGGGAATCAGTTGTATTTCAAATTTCAATCACTCTAGCAATCTATCAAAAACTTTTTGATTTTACACATAATGACTTGCATACAAGTAATATTATGTACATCAATACAGATGTTAAATTCTTGTATTATAAGTTTATGGGAAGACATTACAAAGTCCCCACTTACGGGAAAATATATAAAATAATCGATTTCGGTAGAGCAATATATCGATTAGAAAATAACCTAATATACAGCGATAGTTTTGAATCTGAAGGTGATGCGTACGGACAATACAACTTCGGACCAATTAAAAATGATAGCAGCGTAGATATAGAACCCAATAAAAGTTTTGATTTGACCCGGTTGGGATGTTCTATTTATGATTTTGTCATTGATGACGTAGAAAACGGGGAAGATTCTGGCATAAAGAAACTAATATGTGAATGGTGTTTAGATGATGATGGAAAAAATGTTTTGTACAAAAAGGATGGGTCCGAACGATATCCGGGATTTAAATTATATAAAATGATATCCAGGAAAGTTCATAAACATACACCTGAGAATGTCATTAGTAACAACATATTTGATAAATACATTATTTCCAGGAAAAACATTAAGAATAAGAATATTCTAAATATAGACAATATGGAATTTAACTAGGTATAGGATAATTATAACAATAATATTTATTATAAGTATATTATATAAGATGATGAAAAAGGTGTTGGCAGCAGCAATCGTATTCATAGTGTTGATGTATATTGCTATTAGTATGTTTGGGAAGAATAATACAATAGGCAAATACGCAGTAGCAACCGATATGCAGGAGATAAAACCAGTCGATATCCCTGAGGGTACTGCTGGAAATGATTCAAAGTATACATACTCCATGTGGATTTACATCGATGATTGGAATTATAAATTTGGTGATAAGAAGGTTATACTTAATAGGAAGGACCCTAGTAGTTCTCCTCACTATCCAAAAATTTATCTTGGTGACTATAACAATGATTTAACGATATCTATGACATGTCTTCCTAATGACAATAATTCCAATCCAACTAACGAGGAGTGTACAATTAACAATGTGCCAATACAATCTTGGGTACATATAGCGATTAGTGTATTCGGAAGGACAATGGATACATATATGGATGGAAAACTCGCAAGAACGTGTGTATTTGATGGTTTACCTGTGACACCATCTACATCAAGCAGTATACTTATTACACCAGATGGTGGGTTTAGTGGTTATACGGCGGGTGTACAATATTTCCCTGATGCAAAAAATCCATACGAGATATATAATATATATAAGAAGGGATATAATGGTACAAGTGGTATGTTTGAAAGTATATTCGGACGATATACAGTAAAGGTTAAAATTGTCGACAAAACTGCCAAACAAACCGCATAATGTTTTATTATGGATAACATTGATATAGAATTATATTACTTGTATTTACGGCAAGTAAATACAAATAAGAAAATTAAATATTTATGTAGGTATAATATATGGATGATATGTTAGAAAAGGTTACTCCTGCAACGACAGTATATTCGAATGAAATAACCAAATTCTTCAATTCCACATCCGCGGTTGATATAAGTGTATTCTTTTTTATCACGTTGGTTATAATGGTTATACTTTTACAGGTGATAATATACATATTCTCGTCTAATTTTGTTCCGTCTGAATCTCCTACTCTCATAAATGGTATGATATCAGGGACAGAACTTATTACTATTACACAAGATCCAAGTCTAAAAAGGTCGATACCAATCAAACGTTCAACGAATAATGATGGTATATCATTTACGTGGTCTACTTGGTTGAATATAAATAACATAACTGACCAAGATGATGCCACCGGTAACAGATATGCGAATATTTTTCACAAGGGTGATGGCAGAACCATACCGACTTCTGCAAATAATGATATGTCAGGTATTTCCGAACCAAATAATGCACCCGGAATGTATATAGAAAGAGGAACAAATAATATCGCTGTCATTATGAATACGCACCTCAAAATCTATGATATGGTGATACTCAGAAATATACCTATAAATAAGTGGTTCAATGTTGTAATACGTGTATCTAAACAACACACTATGGATATATATATAAATGGTAAATTGGTGAATCGTCACATTTTACGCGGTGTACCAAAACAAAATTATGGCAATGTACACGTTGGTGGATTTGATGGATATATATCATCCCTTAGGTACTTTGCAAGTGAATTAAGTGCAGTTGAGATTAACGATATAGCAATGGATGGTCCAAATCTTACACCAATATCAAACGATTCAGATTCTGCGAGTAGTCCAACAAAGGGTGGACAATATCTGGCACTTCAATGGTTCCTGTCCGGTCAGAACTAGTAAATTATATCTGTTCTTCTAGATAGTCATTTGTTATTCTACCTTTTCCAAGTTCTACTTCCTCATACCTAGTATCCGTATTAATATTTAGTGGTGATTGTCCTTCTGACCCAACAGAGGATGATGATGATGATGATGATATGGTTGATTCGGTATTATTTGTTTTTTTATAATTAAACATCTTTTTTTTAGGTGGAAGTTTGAGTAATTTATCACTGAACGAATTTTTCATTAGATTACTTTCTTGGAAAAGTAACCTATATCTATCATAAAAATCGTCCAGGATTTTATTTGCATCTTGGTCTCTATTTGATTTATCTAAATTAAGCACCTTGTATATATCGGTTGCTAATGAATAATATTGTTTCGATTTCTCAAGTTCGATCTCTATATTTTCCTGTAATTTCAAATATAATTCCATTGAATTTATGATACCAACTACAAGAGAAATTAGACATGTAATTGCTGAAATGTGTTGTTGTGCAATATAACTCTGTAATCCAACGGATGAAACCGACGCGACAGATGCGAGTATTATCGTTGGTATACGGAAATAACTAGATATTCTCTTATAATAAAAATATGCCTGTTTATGTTGACCACTCATATATACACAATTAATTCGTATTTGGTCTAATATGATTTCAATATCTGTTGTCCATCTGCTCATATAACATTATGGATGATAATATTTATGGTTGCTTATTTACTATATAATATTTTTAACTGATAATATTATATAACAATGAGTACAGACGAACAGAATGAGACAATTCATACATGTAAATATACGAATAATGTATTGACCCCATTAGGGTCAAGAGAGACTGGTTCAACAATATCATTATTGAATAATCCAACGTATAAAACCGATCGTAAAGAAAATATTCTCAAGTATAAAACGGTTAACATTACAAATAAGCGTATGTATGCCCGTGCAATTAGAGGATACCACGCAAATCGTAATACAATTGGGGTCCAGTCTGTCAAATTAACAAACCCAAATGTGAAAGGTCTCAGAAGAATTATAAATAGACTCATATGTGCTAGATTAACTAATTAGGGTACCATATTCATCTTGATTGTACCATGATGTCTATAAATACTGTCCCAGTTTACATCATCTATCGCGTAACGTTCAATATCATCATATTTTTCACGAATCGTTATCCTTGGAAACTCATAAGGGTCCAATTTGATTTGGGTTTGCAGTGGTTCGATATGTTCTTCGTATATGTGAACATTTCCGAGAAAATATACAAATTCGTCTGCAATTAGATCACAATGTCTCGCTAAAATATGTGTAAGGAATGAATAAGACGCAATATTAAACGGGACACCCAGACCAACGTCACAACTTCTCTGGTATAATGCACACGATAAATATTTACCTTGTCTTACATTGAATTGTGCCATAATGTGACATGGAGGCAATGCCATTTCTTCAATCTGTTCTGGATTCCATGAAGAAAGTACCAGTCTACGAGATGTTCGTTGAGTTGGATCCTTTAAACTTTTTATAATATTTAGTAATTGGTCTACGCCTTTACCGATGTAATCACTTTCACAATTCTCATATGGTGCATTGAAATGTCGCCATTGGTGACCATATACAGGACCAAGGTCACCTACCATATTTTCAGTTAATCCCCTATTATCTAAAAACTCGCGGGTAGAATTACCATTCCATATATTAACATTGTCTTTATTTAATTCAACATTGTTCGTTGAACCACGTATAAACCACCGCAATTCGTTGAAACATGTTTTCCATGCAACCCGTTTTGTTGTTAATAGAGGCATTACACCATTCTTTAATGAAAATCGCATTGAGTAACCAAATAGAGATAATACCTTGCCATTTCTAGATATTTCTTCAGACCCTTTATCTAAAATATCGCGAATTAATTGAATATATTGATTTTCTTCATGCGCCATATAGTAATTCATATATTAAAAATGATTCATATTATCTAATTGTTTTACACCTTTGAACATTTAAAACGCCGATTGTAAATATTTTACATTTAAATACTGATTAATAAAATATATCATTAATATACATGATATATATCATTAATATACATGATATATATTATTATAACTACATCTATATATAATAATTGTTCTATAAGAAAAAACCAATACATTAAAGGAATTAATAAATTAATAAATGTAATACAACATTTAAATTTTAAAAATTACAAAATTATTATTGTTGAAAATAACGGAAACAGAGATACATTTTTAAATATGCTAGATTGTGAAGTATACTATACAGAAAATAATTTTATCCAAATGCGTAATAAAGGCATAAAAGAATTACAAGATATTTTAGATTGTATAGACAAATACAATATTAATGACACCGATTTCATTGTAAAAATGACAGGTAGGTATATTTTAGATGATAATAGTGAATTTATGAATATTATTAAAAATATTCATAATACAAAATATGATTGTGTTACAGGATTAATATGGATGTCTTGTTTGTATGTAAAACAGATTGAAAAACCTAATAAAAACGAATGTGTTGAATGGAAATGGGGTAAAGTTACAAATTTAATAAATGATAAAAAAATATATATAGTAAATACTTTAGGTATAAATATATGTCCTGGTTCTAACAAATATTTTAAGATTTAATCGGCGTTTTAAATTTCCAAAGGTGTAATAAAATTGAACCAAATCATATAATATGAATTAAGTAAAAGAACCATGCCTTTATCATATGAAGAATTTGTCAACGAGATGGATAAACGATGTCGCGCGGATACCCACCTTCTGCGGTTGTTGTCTACATTTGATTGGACTAGCGACGAGTATGAAGATTGTCTATATTTTGACTTAATATACACAATCAATTGTTATTCTCGTAATGAAACAGATGAGTACAAGGTAATGGACATTTATGAGAGGATATTGGCAGATGTTATTCGCAACGGATATGGTCACATACTTGATCGGTTGGTGATTCATCGTGATAGATTGTTTAAATTCTGGTATATAAAGATAATAATGCCAAATGCTTAATAATTATTATCAGATTTCCATTCTTTCCATCGCTCGGGATCTACAACACCATTTACCATAATATACGTTTGCATATCCTTCCATTTTTCAATGGTTCGCCTAAATTCAGGGGTCGATTTGTCAATTTTCCGGTGCCGAGCATATTCATATGGAGAATGGTAACAAAATCGAACTGGGTCTGGATTTACAGGTTCGGTCAAATTGTCTATTACGTACCCGTCATTTGTGTATCGTCCAGTGACATCAGATACGGTGTACAATGAAAGAGAATCGTATGTTCCATTCCTTATACCTGTTGGAACACCCGTTTCAGCGTGGAGTATCATAGTACCTACCCCTCGCATTGGATATCCAATTCGTCGCCTATAATAAACTTTTTCATCAGGATCTTGATATTTAACATCTGTATCCTGTTGCATTGACTCAATATCTAGACAAGGCATTTACAATTAACATATGGTATATGTTTAAGTATATATATTACAATTAATTTCAATTGTTAAATTAATATGAACAAATCACTTGATATCTCAGAATATACACTTGACGATATATTGAAATTATTCAGGATAGAACCGAATTGTATTAATGAAGATAATATGAAAAAAGCAAAAAAAATAACACTTATGACACATCCGGATAAATCTGGAAAAAGTCCAGATATATTCATATTTTTCTCTAAGGCGTATAATATATTAAATGAAGTGTATAAGTTGTCTATTAGGAAAACAAGAGTGAAAGACCAAGAATACGAAGATGTATTACCATCTGAAGTGATAAATAAGTTGCTTGACACGGACAATTTCAATGCATTATTTAATGAAATGTGGAACAAGGCATCATCTGCGAATGAGACAACTGGTCACGGTAAATGGTTATCCTCAGATTCAGATTTTTATGGAAATGATGACAAAAGTGCAGATAAAATAAGAAATGATATAAGGGGAAAACAATTAGCAGTTCGCACTGAACCAGAGGCAATGTGCAATTCATTTGGTACCGAATTGGACGGGTCACAAAGTGCACAAACCGGTAAATATGAAGACATCCGCAAGGCATACACCGAAACTATAGTTGGTGTAACAAACGAAGATTATAACAGTAAAAGAAAGTATAATAATGTGGATGAACTTGTACG